ACCAAGACGATCGGGTCAGCTGATTGCTGGTTCGACGTCCAGTACAAGTGAGGCGACCATGAGCCAACTCTCCATCGCACCTCCTCAGATCACTCCGTGGACTGCACCATCGTTCCTCAACAGTTGGACGAACCTCGGAACGACGAATCAGGTCGCGCAGTACCGCAAGGTTGGTGATGTCGTGCAATTGCGCGGATCAATCGTCGGCGGTTCTGTTGGCACGGTCGCGTTCACCCTACCCGCAGGGTTCCGACCGCCAGCCGATGTGATCGTCGCGTCGACATCAGCCAACGCATTCGCCAATATCAAGGTTGAGGCATCGACCGGAGACGTCACGATGCGAACGGGCACAGTGCCTGGCTATTGGTCGCTCGACTTCCAATTCTCGACGGTCGCGTAAGGACGCTGAGCCGACGTGAGTCTCCTTCTACTGTTCCAGAGCGATGCTGGTCCGGTTCCTCCGGACGTCGGCCATCGCACTGTAACAGCTCAGTTGCTCGACTACGATGGCACGCCAGTCGCCGGTGAGCCGCTTGCTGAGGCATTCGATATCGACTGGTACGACGAGTGGAACGGTCCAGGGCGCGGGAGTTGCTCGCTCGCGCTGTCGTTGGCCGGAAGCGCGGAACTGCTACCCGGTCGGTATGTGAACTGCTTGATCGACGGGAGCGTGAAGTTCACATTCAAGATCGAGGGCAACCCTGAGTACCACATCATCGAACGCGGTGAGGAGCACGAGCAGATCATCGTCGTTGCCGGTCGTGGCTGGGCGTGCACGTTCGATGAGGCGCTCGTCTACCCGGAAGCGCCACTTGACTTCCTGGTCCCGACGTCATGGAGGCTCTTCAGCTTTGCGTCCCCATCATTCCCGAATGATGTGACGTGGACCGCAGCAGATGAACTCTACGAGTACCTCGACGGTGTGTCGTACGGCTATCGCTACCAGCAGGCACCAGACGGTCTGCTCTATCCGAGCCCGATCGGCTTCCCGTACCCACTATCTTCGAATGTCTACGACCCGCTGTCACCTCCAGGACCGGACTATCTGCCCACGTATTGGATCTGGCCGACTGGCGAGGAACTCAGCCTCGGCTGGGCGTTCTTCCGCAAGCAGATCACGATTCCAACCGATGGTGCGTACACGTTCGCTCTCACAGGCGACAACTACTTCACGATCTTCATCGAGGGCATCCCACTGCTCGGTGAGATCAACGAGATTCACTGCTGGCTCGGATGGCAAGAAGGATCGATCTTCCTCGAGGCCGGAACGTACATGGTCGCCGCCGTGGTGGAGAACCCGGACTGGCCGGTTGCGCTCAACCCAGGCGGATTCATCTGCGACATCTACGCGCTTGGTGTGAACAACGCACCAGACACGCTGGTGACCGCGTCCGACAACTCGTGGAACTCATCCTTCGTCGATGCCGGCGGATACTGGCCTGGATGGACCCCAGGGCAGATCATCCAGAAGTTGATCGATGAGGCCGTCGCCCGCAGTGAGATGGCCATCTACAGCTCTGACACGTTCACCGCGATGGACGACACAGACGGTGATGAGTGGCGCCCGTTCGATCCGACATTCGACAGTCCGTACGTCCCGTCGTTCGCGATCAACATCGGGACGACAATCATGGACGCACTGATGCAGTTGAACGAAGAAGGCTTCATCAATTGGCATGTGCAGCCAGGCACGTTGATCCTCGATGTCTATCGTGCTCGTCCTCCCGGTGCGCCGAGCTCGGCAGCAACGCTTGCAGCCGGTGTCAACCTCGTGGCGCTCGAGCGGAACGCCACGGCACCGTACGCGAATCGACTCCTCGTCCAGTGGGGCAACAGCCAGTACATCGTCGTCGACGATGTTGCGGCGCAAGCCGCATACGGCACCGTGGTCAACGACGTTTACTCGAGCGATGCAACGTCTGAAGCAGACGCAACTCGCATCGGTGAGACCGAGCTCGCGAAGCGCGCGCAGGGCGCGTTCCCATCAATCGTCGTCGGTGTCGAGCCGACGGGGGCTGCTGATTGCCCGTACGATGCGTATGCCACTGGTGATTGGGTCACGGTCCCTGCCGTCGGCGGTGGGACTGAACTCGTTCGAGTGCTTTCCATCTCGTGCCGTCAGGATGACATGGGCTATGCCGTTTGGACGATGGAATTGAACCAGAAGATGGACGTGGTTCAGAAGCGCACAAACGATCTTCTGCGTCAGATTGGCGGTCGCAACCAGATTGTCCGCGGCGCGGTCTCGTGAGCTCGCAAACATCGCGGCTCGGTCCGTGGGATGCAACGATCCCGCATGACTTGCGCTACGGGTCGATCTCACAAGGTAATGGCCCACCGAGTCCGCCGTCACCGCCAACGATCATCGCGGACTACATCTGGGCTTCATCAGGGGGTGCCTACTACCCAGGAGCGCCAGCCGCCACGACAACGGTCACTACTGGGCAATTCGTCATCTTGGTGACCAACACACGAGTACTTGGTGGCCCAGCAACAGCTGGCGTTCCCACGCTGACCGGCACCGCGGTGTTGACAGCACCTGCCGTCGTGTACGCATCAGCCCGATACGATACGCTCGGCGTTTCAGATGGTGCTGCTGGCGTATGGTCGGCAACTGTCACATCCGGTGGCACACTCACCATCGGCAATGGCGGCGCACAAGACATTGTCTGTGTCGGTATCATCCTGTCAGGCGGTTCAGTTTCGCAGCAATCTCGCAACACCGCAGATGACACACCGATCGCCGCCACTACGCTTGGATTGGCCCCAACGAACCCGGTGTTGATGATCTGCTCGTATGGCGGCATAGCGGTATCCACAGCGACAGCTGAGCCAGGTTGGACGGAAGCGGAGCACGTCGGCAACGCTACGACATACAACAAGTACGTCATGTCGTGGGAAGGCTCAGACCAGGGTGTATCCTTCGATCTTGGAGCTTCAGCAACATCGTCGGGCGGTCGCGACATCATTCTGCTCGAGATCGCGTAATGGACCAGACTCGGCTTGGCTCATGGATGCCGGCATTTCAGCGTGACTTGCGTTATGGGAATGTCGTTGTCGGCAACACACCAACACCGCCACCTCCCTCAGTCACCGCGTGCTTCACGCATGAGACAATCGCTGGTATCACGTACTTCGACGCATCGTGCTCGACTACCGACCCTGGTGCCGTCATCAACGCATGGAGTTGGGACTTCGGCGACGGCAACACGTCCACTACTGGTCCAACTGTGTCCCACACCTACGACGAGGCGGACGTTTACACGGTCACACTGATCGTGGAAGATGACCTCGGCAATACCTCCGCGCCATTCATCGACACCGTCGGTATCGGATACGACGACATCATCATCACGCAACTCGATCCGATCTGGTTCGCGCCGTTTGACGCACTCAACACCCCTGATTGGCTTACGTACTCCGAGGGCATCGCCAACCAGATGATCCTCACCGGTTGGGGTGATATCTACGCGGAGATGTGGACAGACGAGTACACCGGTATGGAATGGCCGACGTTCGCTGATGCAATTTCCGACAACGCGACAAGATTCCTCGGCAACTACTGGACCGCCGCCTACTGGGATCAATCCGCTCAGCCGACGTACGATGATCTCGTTGAGAACACCATCGGCTCGATCTGGTTCGCACCGCTTGACGTTGACAATGCCGCCCTTCCATACGGCGGGACGATCACGACGAGTGGCGGCTACCGCTACCACACGTTCACGACTGCCACCAACAACGAGCTCGGCTACTTCGAAGGCACGGCGTACGGCAGCACAGTCGATGAGATCCATGTTGGTGGCGGCGGCGGCGGTGGCCGAATGGGCTCCAACAACTCTGGTGGCGGTGGTGGTGGTGGTGAGGTCACATCGGTTGATGGGTACTCGATCACCAACGGTCAGGCCCTCATCACAATCGGCACTGGTGGCGACGGTGCTACACCGGCGAATGGCGTCGACACCGTGTTTGATGGGAACACGTCAACCGGCGGCGGTCGCGGTGGTTACCTCACAATCAGTATCAATGGCGGCAACGGTGGTAGTGGTGGCGGTGGCGGTGCATCAACCGTCCCAGCGAGTGGCACTGGTGGTACTGGATCAGCTGGCAACAACGGCGGCAACGGCGCTGGTAGCGTCACGGCGGCGAACAACCGCGGTGGCGGCGGTGGTGGCGCTGGCGGTGTTGGCGGCAACGCGACGGTGAGTGGCACTACCGGCACAGGTGGTGCTGGGTCAACAGCGTGGCACAATGGCGTTCGGTATGGTGCTGGTGGCGGCGGTGGTAAAGGCGCGCAGGCGGGTGGCACAGGTGGCGGTGGTAACGGTTCAACAGGCACCGGCAATGCCAACGGAGTCAGTGCCACGGCCAACACCGGTTCAGGTGGCGGTGGCGCTGGTGGTACCGGTTCAGGCGGTAATGGCGCAGGCGGCATCGCAATCGTGCGATACGCATACCCGTAGGGAGAGATCATGGCAAGCTTCCAACTCGAAGAGAATGTCATTGGCATTCCGCTCTTCGTGCCTGACGCGTACAACTTCTTCAGCATCGACCCTGGCGGTATGCCGAATGGCGATGACTGCCTCATCATCCACGGTGACGTCAACACGTCGTACAAGGCGTTCCAACGTGCTCAAACCGTCAGTCCAAACCTCTTCGTGAGCAAGGACTACGCCACGGTTCTCACCCAGATGGCAATCGTCTTCTGGATCAAGTCAAGCCCAGTCACAATCTCGGGGTCTGGTCTCAACACTGCGATCATCATGTCAGTCATGCTCAATACGGCAGCCCCGTCAAGCACTTCGAGTAGCACGTGGATGCAGGACGCGAGCGTTTGGACGATTGCGGCGAGTTCTACAGGAACGAACCAGTTGGGCATGTACAAGATCACCGCCGCATCGGGAGGTGGTTCAGGTGGGCAATTCCTCGCTACGCCTCCAACGGACACATGGACGATGGTCACGATGAACCCGTCGCAGGCGACCGACGGCGGCATCTATCTCAATGACAACGCATCGCCAACGCAGGCGTGGTCCACTAGTGGCAATGGAACCTTTCCGACCACATCCGTTGCGAACTGCTTCTTCAGTCTCGGCTCGTACGCCAACCACGCAAACCTCAGCGGCCGCTCTGGCGAGTACCGCCTCGGCAAGTTGTCGTTCCACGATCACCACCTCAACGCGACAGAGCGGGCACTGCTCTACAATGCGATGACCTGATGAACCACCCATTTCGGGGCGCGAGATGGCTGAGAACGGTCCTGAGAGGCCGAGACTAACCCTCGCGCAGGCACCACAGATAGCCCGCGCGGCGCTCGATGATGCCGGCGGCCTCCAAGCGCTTGAAGACGTAGAACACCTGGCTGCGCGACAGGCTCGGGTCCAGGATCTTCTTCACGTCCGCGAGGCGTGTGCAGAGGCCCTCAGCTTGCCGTGTCTTGATCAACTCCAGGGCTTGCGCGTCACGCTCAACGACGTCACGTTGGCGCGGTGCGCCGATGCCATCTCTGGTGGTCATTTCTTGCTCCTTGGTCGGATCTCGTAGAGCCACTCGCGGTCACCCACGGGCTTGCCTTCTGGGAGATGGCTGACGCTTCCCTCGATGGCACCCTTCAGGTACTTGCCGAGCCACTCACCGCACTGGACCGTGATGCCTTTCCCCCAGTAGTCGCTGAGGCCACGGTTGGTCGCGTTCGGCTCGATCCGCCAGTCGTCTGGGAAGCCCATCGCCCGAGCGACCTCACGGTGCGTGAGGCGCCGTGGGAGCGTTGGATGGATCACGTTGTTGATCGCTCCGCCGTAGATGACGTGACCCGGCTTGTCGTCCTTCCAGCGGACGATCGGGAAGTAGCCGGACTGCCACTCACGCTTCACGGCGTGGTGGTGGATCTCTTCCGGTGTCCACGGGAAGCCTGGATCACCGCCCATCCTGTCGCACCGTCGCTTGAGAACGACCTCGTATGTCTCGCCCGGTTGCCAGTCATCCTCTTCGAGGAGGATCTTGATGCGACCGCCGCGCTTGTCATCGAAGGTTGGAGCGTACATGCCGTCGGTCTGGTACAGCGACCGGCAGTGCATGGTCGCCCAGAGTGAAGCCGGGTGTGTCCCGTAGCCCTGCATCCCCCACGTGTTCGCATCCATCCCGAGGAGATCGTAGATGGCGGCGCCCCACGTCGGCTCCATGTCGGGATGGATGACAGGATGGCCAACCCGGAATGGCATCCGATGGACGACCCAGAAGTACCGACGTCTGGTGCAGGGTCCGCCCACGGCAGCGGCGTCGTGCTTGACGTGCGTGAGGTCCCATTGCACGCCGGTGATCGCCTCCAGGTACTCCCGGAGATCGCTCATCAACTTTCGCCCGTCTACGCGACTGTACGCCGGGACGACGCTCTCGAACGCGGCGATCTGAGGCATGACCTTCGCCACGTAGTCGGTGAAGTCCCACATGCAGCGGTTGATGGGGCTGTCAGCACCGCGGAAGTCCTTGTTGGACGCGACGCTGAAGCCGGAGCACGGCGGGTTGCCGATGACGACCTCTGACTCCAGCTTGGCCCAACCGGTCGGTTCCTCCGCCTGCCATCCCCACTGGTCACCGAGCAGATGCCGTTGAGCGTCGACGTTCGGGATGCCGAACCCACCGACGTTCTCGACCTTGTGGATCATCTGCATGCCAGCCTTGGTGGCCCCCATGTCGAAGCCGCCAGCGAATGTCTGGCACGAGATGAAGCGAACGGTCACGGTGTGTCTCTTCCAATGCGGTCGATCTCGCGGTCGATGTACCAACGAGCCTTCTTCAGATCTTCCAGGCCGTTCTTGTGGTCAGCCCGCCAGAGGTACTTCACGGCGTTGCCAACGTTGAAGTTCATGTGCTCTGTGATCGTGATGCACTCCACGCCAGATGGGTGTTGCTTGTAGTGCGGTGGGTGGTTCACCATATCGGGCGCATCTTTCGCCATTAGAGCGTCGCTTCCACGATGTGCCGCCACTGCAGCCAGCCACGGTAGTTGCCGAGCGAGTCTTCTTCAGCGAGCAACGGTCGTGCCTGGTGCTCCAGCGGACTGGCGTGCATCGGGACGGCCGTGGTGAGACGCTCGTACATCCGCTCGCAGGCGGCCAGCGAATGGTCACCGTCGTGGTTCATCGTGGAGACCCACGCGCACCGGGCGACGCTGATCATCCTCATCTGAGCGGGACTGCAGACCGACTCTTCGCTGTCAGTCACGTACGGGAGGTGCCATTCGTTCCACTTCAGTCGACGTGGCGTGCTCTCCTCGTACGCGGCCTTCATCAGGTCTGCTGCCGCGCGGATCTCAGGCTGCGCCATCTCGTGGCAGCGCAGACCGAAGAAGTTGCGCCACTCTGTGGACGTGACGATGACGGTGTGCCACATGAACGGCTCGAGCAGACGGTTGACGACTGACTTGTGGACACCCATGTTGGACAGGAGACGGGCGTGCGCAACAGCACTGTTCCGGGCATCGCCCCAGATCAGCCGTGCTCTCGCTTCGTCTTCCTCGTGCAGTGGATCACCTCCCTGCATCCCGGCCTTCTCCATCGGCCAGACCACTGGGAACGCGATGTCATCGAGCACCCGCGTGATCTGCTTCTCGATGGGGATGGCTCGGGACGATGCGCTGTTCCGGCTGAAGACGCGGTGCGTGTTGAACTCGGCCAACACGAACCGGTGCATCGTCACTTCCATCGTCGTCAGACGATGACCGTTCGGTGACAACGAGTCAGCGATGACTCTGGCTGATGTCGTCATGCCACTACCTCCGGGCGCTCGTTGAGGGCAACCTTGATGTCGACGAGATCACCCGGCTCGAACTCGTGTGGCCGGGGCACATGGAGCGTCATCGTCGACTTGGTGCGATGCTTCGGCTCCACGTACGAGTAGCCGTCCCAGACCTCGATGGTGGCTGGTCCGACTGAGATCACCTTGTAGCTCATGAGAAGCCGGCCTCCCGAAGGATCTCTTCCGTCCTGGGCGGGGTCCAACCCTCTGGCTTGATCACGTCGAATGCCGTGTTGCGGGCTGACTGTGACGCTGCCGTCGCTCGCATCTTCGCCATGTTGGCGCGTTGCACGTCATTCCACAATCGCTGCCACGGATAACCGAACAGGTGAGCGGTGCCGAGTGCGACGTAGACCAGATCGACGAGAGCGTCTGCCATCATCGCGTGGTCCATCACCTTCGATCCGTCTTCGAACTCCTGCAGTTCCTCCTTGAGGAAGTTGAGACGGAACTGCAGGAGTTCATCGCTGATCTCCGCCGGCCCCACGTCTTTGGGGCCGTGCCGGAGACCGAACTTCTCGTGGAATGCGCCCACGTCCGCGTAGTTGGATCCCATCAGAACGGCTCGGCATCACCGGTGTAGACGGGAGCGGCGGGAGCGACCTCCTGGACGGGGGCCGGCGCGTAGACGACCTCAGCCGCGGCGACCGGTGCCGCTTCGGGCACCGGTGCCGCGACTGGCGCTGGCACCGGCGGCGGAACCGGTGCTGGCGCTGCAACCGGCGCGGGCGGGGCGACGGCTGCAGGAGGCGGAGGAACGGGAGCAACCGGTGCCGGTGCTGCGACCGGGGCCGGAGCGGCGATCACTGCGGGCGGTGGAGCAACCGGAGCGACCGGCGCAGGAGCCACAGGAGCGACAGCAACTGGAGCGACCGGAGCGACAGGAGCAGGAACGGGTGCAACCGGCGCGGCGACAGGTGCCACCGGAGGGGCAACAGGCGGAGCCACAGGCGGTGCCTGAACGACAGGTGCAACGGGCGGAGCACCGGGTCCGGGTCCGAACGAAGCGCCGACGGTTCCACCGATCTGGCCGCCCATGATCGGACGGTACGAGTCGACCTCATTGCGATCACTCCCCTTGAACTGCTTGATGCTCACGTTGACCTGAGCCTGACGATTCATCAGCGTAGCCGCCACGACCTCCAGGGCCGGGTTGGCTGCGAAGAACGCGCGGTCGAGACCGAACGCCGCCATGTGCTCGAAGAAGAACGAGAGGGCGTTCGGGTTGTCGGCCGAGATGACGAACTGGTCGAACAGACGCCGACCGTCATGGGGTCCACCCATGATCTGGAGCTGCACCTTGATCATCGGCTTGCCGGTGCTCGAGGTCACGGCGGTCGCCTTCACGACCTGCGTGTTGTACGGACCGGACGGGACTGGTTGGAACCCTTCCCCCGCGTCCTTCATCAGTTGACCGAAGTCGATGGTTGTCATGACTCTCCTTGGTTGGTTCTGTGCTTTGAAAGATTATACCATGTCTCGGCGCAACCAGACAGCAGGTCTGTTGTTCCAGAATGGCTTGGTGCCCTCGATCACCTTGTGGGCCGAGGTGAACCGCAGATTGCGGATCGCTTCGTTGTAGTGCCGGCGTGCCTGCTTCCTGCCCGCTCGGACTCCGCCGAACTTGTACGTGGACCAGTGGCCTGCACAGCTGAATTGGAATGACGAGACATCGGCGAACACGCGGACCGACGGAGGTGACAGCAATCGCTGCATCTCCAGTGCTGGTTCCTCGAAGTGCTCCATGTACTCCAGAGCGAGGACGACGGATGCTCCGATGCCGGTGTCATCCTCAACGATCTGCACCTTGGAGCCAGTCTTCTCGAACAGCAACTCAGCCGCTGTCTGCTGGTAGCCCGGCAGGTTGGAGTAGAACACCTGATGGTGAGGCAGGAGGTCCTGGAGCAACGCGCTGGTCGCACCGATGCCTGCACCGACATCCAGGATGCGTTGCCCTGGGGAGCAGTAGCGGTCGATCCACTTCGCAAGCTGACGGATGTGCGCCTTGGACTGCGTGGCATAGCAGAAGTACGCACTGACTGCGTACTCAGGCGATGCATACATCTCATATTCGAGGTGCTGCGGCTCGTAGTAGGCGAACCACTTCTCGGTCAATGCGATGTCGAGTGCTTCCGCCGTCGGCAGATCGCAGTTGATGCCGGTCGCGTGCGACACGGCCATCATCACGTCTTCGTCGTTGATCACGATGCAACCGCCTGTGGGTAGACCGCTTCGAGCATGCGGTACACGTCTGGATTGGAGACCACCGGGCCGATGAGGCCCTGCACTCGTTCACCTGCCTCGTACAGGGGGTGTGGCGCGACGAGCAACTTGCGCACTGGGACGGTGAACTGACCGTCGACGTCTTGTTCCATGTCGACGTAGAGGTACCCGCAGACATCCACCCAGTACGGAAGCGATGTGCCGATCTGCCCTTGCATGTACGGGCGCCACTTGCCTTCACCCTGGCGGGTCTCGGCGATGAACATTGCGACCCGGATCGAGTTGTACGGGTCGATGGTGAGATCGCGAAGGCCGCGGATGACGCCATCCATGATCGTGAGGAGCGATCCCCAGTCCTGGATCTGCATCGCCTCTGTGCCGGGCTTCAGGTTCTGCTTGGCGCGTCGTTGGATCTCCGTGATGGAGTCAACGACCAGTGATGCGAAGTGGTGCTGACCCTGGACCAACCACTGGCTGGCAAGCGCCATGTCGTTCCACGACCTGATGGTGACGACTGCTGCGTCCCACGTACCGTCGTACAGTGGCGGTGGTTGGGTGGGGTCCCACGGGATGAACACCATCGGACGACCAAGACGAGCGGCGAGGAAGGCACTGCCGGCAAGGAACTTCGTGCCGCCCTCCGCATCGAAGATGCAGAGTGGGAACGGACAGGTCGCACCGAGCGTCGACTTGCCGATCTTCGATCCGGCGTGGACGAGGAGACTCAGTGAGTTGTGGTCGATGGTCATGGGGTCCTTCTGTTCGATTCGGTCATCTGCTTCACTTCATCCCAGAACTGCTTGATCTTCGGCGCAGTTTCTCGCTCCTTGGCGTACCTCGCGCGAGCTTGACGTCGCATAGCCTCACGGCCCTTGTCTGTCTTCAGCCACCGCTTCCGGTACAGCCTCCGCGCCTTACGGCACTCGTCACACAGCTTGCCGTCAGGACCGTCGGTGCACGGGTACTTCTTGCTGACCACTTTCGCGTACGTGCCGTGCGGCGGTTCTGGACGCACACCACGGCCAACGCCGATCGACTTGTGCTGTCGCCGGAGTTCATCTTCATCACTCATCCGACGACCTGAGCAAGTCCGGGTAGCGTTCGAGTGGATCGCCCTGGACATACAAAGATTCTATCATGTCTTCAGCCCGGCTTCCATCATCGAACATCGGGCAGACAGGGTAGAACTCGCACTTCCAGGAGCAATCCTTGTGCGGTCGAGGGTACGCGACGACGTGGTGCGATGCGCCTGCATCCAGCTGAGCAGTGACGGCGTCGATGTCGTTGATGACACCCATGACCCGGTACCACATGTTCTCCAGCTGGTGCGCGTTGAACCTGACCTCTGCTCGTTGGAAGAACGGAGGCTTGGCCTGTGCCGAGCGCTTCACCTTCCGGAGCATGCTAAAGATCATGCCGGCATTCTGGTGCCCGGCGTTTGTGATGCGCGACAGGATCTCGTACAGCAGCATCTGCTCGTCAACAGGCAGCCGACGCTCGAGGTCTGCGAATCCGCCACACGTCTTGTGGTCCATGCCGAAGAACACGTTGTCGTGGATGCGTTGCATGCGCACGTCCAGCTTGCCAGCGATCGACTTGCCAGGTGCGAACTCGTACTCGACGGTCTGCTCTCCAGCGATGACGCGGTAATCGCTGTCAGCCCCGGTCTCCTCCAACCACTGCACGTAGCCATCCACCATGATGGTTGCCAGTTCACCTTCGCTGTCGAAGGTCTTGAGAAGGGCTGTGAGAGGATTGAACTCCTCATCACTCTGCGGCATCAGGTGCGCATTCTGCTCGATCAGCTTCGCGCGGTCTGCAGCGATGACCTGGCGAATCATCACGCGAGGGTCGATGAGCACGGTGCCTTCCGGTTGGTACCAACCTTCCATTGCTTGGTGAACACGCGTGCCGAGCGGCATGGCGCCGGTCAACTGACCGGAACGGAGTCGCAAACGACGGTACGTGCCCAACCACCAACGACGACGGCAATCCTTGAACGTGCCCATCTCGCTGTTGGTGTAGTACCTCACGTGCAACCTCCACGATGGAAGCGATGACGCTTGCAGATACGAACGCGCAAGCCGCCATCGAATGGTTCACAGTCCATGATCGCGCAACACCTCGTACGGAACCACCACCGCCAACCGCCGCTGCTCATTCTGGCAGCCAAAGTGACGGGTCAGTGAGGCTCTGACGATCACCTTCGATGGGCGGGAACTTGATCGCCCTGCCAGCGATCGTCGTGCCGACGCGACCGCCAGGCGTCAGATACGGGTTGCCCCGCGATGGACCGTTGCACCCAGTCTCACCGCCGCAGACGTCGCCGCGATGACGGCCGTGTGGGCAACGGTCGAGGTCAGCCACGATGTTCGTGATGCCGACCAACCGCGTGTAGTACTCGTCCTGGATGATGTGGTACCCATCAGGAACGTCCACGGAGGTGTGGCGGCCATCTGCCAACGGTACAGTCCATCTGCTCATGCGTAGTTCAGCTCCTTCGTGATGTGATCCTCGAGTTGCGCACCTTCAGCGACGAGACGTGAGATGCCGGACAGGTACGTATCCTTGTACGACTCATCGCACTTGCGATGCACAAGTTCACGGTGGACACCCGCAAGCGCTCGTTCAAGCGAACGTCTGAGGGTGTCAAGACGGTCGATGACGACTTCTCCGTTTGCACTCATCCTTCCAATACCTCCGTCCGGACGAGAACGTCCATATTGGTCTCCCACGGGAACTGACACGACGAGAACCGGTCAGCATGCTTCTCCATCTCCGCCTTGAACCGCTTGATGCGATCGGCATCGTTGTCCGGCCACCGCACTAGCAGTTCGTTCCACACGTCCAGGAACGAGTACTGCGGCTTGATCTTCTCGTGTGCCGGCGGAGGTGACGAGAATGGATCCCACCCACCTTCGCGCAACAGCTGCTTCATCTCCTCGTATGAGTTCTCCCAGTCGAGGGTGACGCACACCTCGTGCTTCTCCTCGAGCTTGGCGCGGATCTGCTGGATGCGCATGTGCTGGTGGTCGACGGTGGCCGCCTCGTTGATCCCCTTGCCGGTGGGGCCAAGCCCACCACTGCGCGCGAAGATGCGCTGACGGCAGACCTCCAGCGGTGTGTTCATGAAGGCGAACACGATGCGCCCAGGAGGACCCAACCGCTTGCGCAGCTCATGGTACCGGCCGATGGCGAGGCTGGCCATCATCGATTCGAAGACGACGTGCGGGTAGGCGGCACAGTTCCGCTCGAGCCAAAGCGTGATGAGTTCCGTCTTGCCCGGCATGAGCATGTCCATGCCGCCCGTCTTTGCGGATGGCAGGTACGGGCCGACGACGAACAGCCCACCAGCGACGAGGTGACCGACGCATCGCGGCTTCTTCTTGTTCCAGCCGACACGCTCCCACACCTCCACGCTCGGGTACTCCTGCAGCAGCTTGTAGATGTTGGTGGACTTGCCGCCACATGACGACGCTCGGATGTTGACGATCACGTGATGTACCTCTCTGCCCGAAGTTCTTCGGTCTCTCGTCTGTGAGCAGCAGCCCAGGCGCCGACGGTTTCTGCCCGAACGTCGTAACCACTCTTGGAGAGTTCGGCTGCGATCTGGCGGTACGTCTGCCCATCATGCTCATGCCGTCTGACGATGAATCGCATCACGTCTTCGTCCAACCAGTTGGTCAGCTCGCGTTGGAGCACGCTGCGGTGCTTGGTCATGGGTACGGCCTCCCAAGGTTGATGAGGAATTGCTCGAAGTAGATGTTGTCGACGGAGTTGGGTCGCAGCTGACGAATGCGCTCCAATGCTTCAGCACCAGTCAGGTTCTCGAAGTGTTGCAGCACGAGCGCACCGATGAGACCCGACCGATTGCGACCGGCCATGCAATGGATGACAGTGGTGTATCCCTGCGACATCATCGAGATCGCAGTGTTGCGGGCGTGCCAGACGTCGGCGCCGTTGTTGCGAATGAGGCCATCGGGAAGTGGCATGTGCTTCCACCACTGAACGCGATCATCGAGGATGACCGACGCATCCGGCTTCTTCTGGCACAGTGTGAGCAGGCCGACATTCTCCCAGCCGTGCTTGTCCAGGTGCCCGGGCTTCATCATGCCGGACAGGTAGAGGTTCTCACGCAACACCCAGGGCATGCATCCGCTCCTTCCGTGCTGCTTCCAACTCCGGCCGGATGCCGAGCCACTGCGGCTCGTTCCATTCGCCGAGGTACTGGACGTCGTACAGTTGACGGCGCAACTCGAAGAATGGGAAGTGCTCAAGCAGATCCTCGATAGTATCGTGGGGCAACTTGCTCATTGCACCGACCCAGTGGCCCAACTCGCTGTCGTGGCGTCCCATCGGGTACTTGCCCTTCAGCGACTGACGATAGATGCAGAGCATGGTCTCGATCTGGAACCAACTGACCGGCATCCCGATACGACGCTCGATGCCGTCCTTGATGCGAGCGCACCACAAGTCAACCTGCTCGTCGTTGCCCTTCGAAGTGAACCACGCGGCGTGCTCCGGCATGAGCAACGCCATCGTGCGTCGTGGGAACTTGGCGTCACGTGGGACCATGGTGTCCTGAGCATTGGCGATCATCCCAGCCTGGAACATCGTCTCCAGTAGCTTCATGGAGGCGTACCGACCGATGTACTTGACGTGCTTGTTGACTGATGCGTAGACCTCTGAGTACGTGGCCTCAGCAACCTTCGGGTACTCGTCCCGTGCCCAGTCCAGGTATGAGGCTGCGCAGATTGAGAAGCGCCCCCAGGCGCCCTTCACTGGCCGCCGTTCCTTCCTGATGGGGATGGTTGTGCCGTGCTGCTCCAGCCACGGCACCCAAGTCAATGGATCTGGCTTGCGCTCCAGGAGACGCCACAGGATGGCAGCACCAGCGCACGAGTACGGGACGACGAACAGACCGGCCAGGTGCGGTCCCGAACTGTGGTGCACCTTGATCGCTTCAGCTGTGAGCTTGACCTGCGGGTCTGGCCCGCCAGCCGTCATCTCCTGCTTGCAGAACTCAGTGAACAACTCCCGGTGGATCGGTGCTGCTTCCTCTGCGGTCAGTCCCATACGTTGTCACTCACTCCTGTCAGGTCCAAGCCGTCACGGCGGATCTCTTCGAGCCGCTGCAACTTCTGATGGACGCGGATGATCTGGTGTTCCTCGATGGTGTCAGGCATCACCACGTCGATGATGTGGATCGCTTCGTGGATCTCGCTGCCGATGCGGTGCACGCGATCCTCAGCCTGGAGGTTCTTGATGACCGACCAGTCACGTTGGAGGAAGACGATCGTGTCGGCTGCCGACATCGTCAGACCTTCACCACCAGCACCGAGCGTGAACAGCAACGCCTTCAGCTTGCCAGCCTGGAACGCGTCCAGTGCGCGGCGTCGGTCCATCTCGTGGACGTTGCCGGTGATCAGGCCGAACTGGACCCCGCGCTTCTCCAGGCGAGCGGCTGCCAACTCGATGAGTTGGCGGCTCATTGCGCAGACGACGATGGGGCGTGTCCCTGTCTCTTCGAGGATCTCGTCCAGCACGTCCAACTTGGGCGACGGCTCGGTCATCTTGTACGTGCCATCCGGCTCAGTTGTCCCGTACGACGAGGACATCTGTAGAAGGCGCGTGGTCTGGGTCAGTGAGTTGGTGGCGAAGACGATGGTCCCGTCATCGAGACGTGACACCATCTGCTCTTCCAACTCGTCGTATGCCTTCTTCATCTTGGCCGGCATCTCAGCGTAACGCGTCGACCGGTACTTGTCGGGCAACCACGGCGCTGCTGCAGCCTTGGTGATGCGTCGGTACCGGCTGTCGAAGAAGGAGAAGAACTCAGCGGCTGTGTCTTGCCGGATGCCGACGACGTCCAAGCCGCCGAATGTGTTCCAGCTCAGCTGCGCGTATCGATCGAGGAACGACGACCTGGTCGGGTACTCGTCCGGCGCGATGGCGTGCATGATGCCCCACAGATCGCCGATGTGATCGGCAATGGGTGTACCTGTCACACCGATGCGGCGGGTCACTGATGGGTCGTGGCAGACCGCCCAGACCGTCCGAGTCTGCTGTGACTTGGGGTCCTTCAGTCGGTGAGCCTCGTCGATGACCACGGAGCGAATGACTCCAGTGTCGTTCAGCTCCTTCTTGTGGACGTGGCACTGGTTTGGCTTGACGGCTGGGTCATCACCGCCGCACGCTTGGCACCGCTTGAGGCGGACCGAACCGTACGGGGCGAGACGTGAGTGCGTCTTCAGTCCCTCGTAGTTGATGACAATCAACGCCATCGGATCGGCGAGTGCTTGGGCGATGATCTTCTTCCGCCCCTGTGCTCCGCCTTGAACGACGTAGACATTCGCCTCTGGGATGAACTTCTTCGCTTCCGCTTCCCAGACGCGCTTGACGCTGTTCGGGCAGATGACGAGCGCGGGCATCGCACCGACCAGACCGCGTAGCGCGACCTGCACGCTCGCTGTCTTGCCAGTGCCCTGGTCGTTGCCGAGCAACCCAGAGCCTGTCGCGTTCATCCAGTAGTAGTCGGCAACCTGCCACGGGTAGAGGCCCTGGACCTCGATGCCGGGGTCGATGATGTCCCGCCATGCTCGTGCCTCGTCGACCTGTGCCTTGCGAGCAATTGCCCACTGCCGCACTTCATCGGACATCGTCAGCTTGTGGCCGAACGACCCGCGCAGTTGGACACATGCTGGCCAGGTCTGTGGGACGTGCCAGATCTTCCGTTCAGCGTCCCACTTCACGCCAGGCACGGTCTTCATCAGCTCGCGTTCCGACCAATCCGACTGGACGTCGAACCGGCCTGGCCGCTGCGAGGAGGTTATGTGTGGCATGAGTCAAACCACTCCACGTACGAAGCGCATGCATCACGAAGTTGTCGTCTGAGTCGTTGCACCGTCTCCGGTCGGACACCGTGCTTGTGCTCATTCATGTTGAGCAAGTACAGCGCCTTCTGGACGGTGGGAGGATAGGCAGGCGCCGGGGTGTTACCCCCGGCGTCGACATCCTGCCGTTCGCTGGCGCGGGTCGAACCGCTTCCAGCTACGTCCTGACGATCCGGTGTCGTTGTCATGCTAGACATTGTAACAACTCTTCGCGTGCCTGTCCACTACCGTACGAAACGATTCCAAGCACGAGGTGCCGGATGGCGTCACGCGCGTGGTCCTTGCCAGGTTGCCACAGACCGAGCTTGCGGAGTTGGTCGTTGCTCACGAAGTTCTTCGCTGAGGCAGGTGACTGACCCTCGATCTGGACACCCGCTCGGCGGGCGAGGAACTTCATCACGCCGATCACCTCGATCGGCGCGGGTTGTGGCGACTTGCGCGCTGTCTCCGGCGTGATCGTGAACGTCTCGTAGATGAGCAGATCCATGTTGTTGCCGACGGCAGCGATCCAATCGCAGAAGAAGTCGGCGGTCACTTGACCGGCGTTCACGTCAGCCGGATCCCATCGATCGCTGATGTTGATCGACGCCCAGCCGGTCATGTTCCCAGGGTCCGCGGCGATGATGATCATGTGATCTCGTAGTCCTGCTTCTCGCCCCAGCGATCGCCGATGGACGGACCGACAGTGATGGGCACCGTGAGGAGGTTCGCGTCTGCCATGACCTCACAAGCCGCCTTGGCGAACTCATTCACCTGATCGCGTGGTACGTCGAAGACGACCTCGTCGTGGATGGGAAGGCACATGTACGGACCGAACCCGGCGTTGTCGAGTTCGATCAGCTTCATCTTCAATAGCTCGGCTGCAGCACCCTGGACCAGGTAGTTGACGAGCGTGTACATCCGGTCGTCGTCAGCAGGATGGCGGCGACCAGTGAGCGGTGACTTGGCATACGCGACACCCTCCGTCTGGAGGCGCTGCATCGCCTTCGCTGTGACCATCCGACCAAGGTTGCTGACGCCTGGGAACGACACATCGATGGCGTCGTACACAGCCTGCCCGTCCTGAGGTGAAAGGCCGGCGGTGGCAGCGAACTTGGTGGCACCAGCGCCATAGCCCTTCGCGTAGAATGCGTTCTTCGTGGTCTGCCGGCGGTGGTCCTTCTTCGGCATCTCCGGTTCGTTGAACATGCTCCGGGCTGCTGCCGTGAAGAAGTCCACCTGGTCTGCGTTCCTGAAGGCTAGTTTGAGGCCCTCGTCGCCCGAGAGGTGGGCGAGGAACCGAAGTTCGATCTGATCATAGTCAATCATGAGAAGGACATTCTCAGGGGGCGCGATGAAGCAGTTCCGCACGGCGATGGCGGACGCATCGGACTCATCTCGACGTGGCAGGTTGTGGAGGCTCGGTGTGTCCATCGACATCCGCCCGGTCCTGGCCTCACACGAGTTGATGCGCGGCCGAAGGCGTGGGTCCTCGTCTGACGTCAACTCCACGAAGTGCCGGATGTACGCAGACGCTCGCTTGGAGTACTTGCGGTGTTCCAGAACTGCCTGGGCGAGCGGGTGGTCGATGGGTCCAAGCACCTCCTTGTCGAGTGCCACCGCTCCGGACTCTGTCTCCTTTGGGAGCATGATCCCATCGGCCATGAGGCGCTGAGCAACGTCAGCGTTGGCTGATGGACGGACGCCGTACCACTCCTTGCACCAATCGCTGAGCGCTTGGGCGTGGGTCCTGAACTCGTGGAGTCGTGCCATGGCGTACTGCCGATCGACCATGATCCCGTTCATCTGCATGCGTTCGCACACCCATGACGCAGCCAGCTCCAGCTCGTACGAGCGCGTCACACCGAGCTGCTCCAACTGTGGACGGAGCACCATGTCGACACGTGACGTGAGCACCGTGTCGAGCGCTGCGTACGTCCAATATGGCTCGTAGTCGAGGGGGACGGTTGCCCACGTCCAGCCCTTGTTGAGTGAGTTGCCGAGCTGATCCTGCAAACCGCCTGCTGCTGGGTCCACCAGCCGAGCCGCCACCTGCTTGAGGCCGGCGCTGTACGTGGGCGCCAACACGCGTGCCATCAGCATCGTGTCGTGGCAGCGATCCTGGGGCATCTGGTAGCCGCAAGTGTGACGGATCATCGCCACGTCGTACATGAGGTTGTGGGCGATGAACGGTCCGTCTTTGTACTTCTTCAGCGCTTCCAGGAACACGCCGCCCCACTGGACCCAGGGGATCGCCCAGCCGTGCATGGCGTCGCCGATCTGGCAGAGGCGGACGTGATCACGTACGGTGTCAAGGCCGGAAGTCTCAGTGTCGAACGCAATCTCGCCATAGTGACGCTCACCGAGCCAGCGCATCATGTCATTGGCCGTCTCCAAGTCGTTGACGAGGTGGAGCTGTACGTCAGCGAGGCTCATCCGCGCCAGTCCACAGGAACCGGACCAGTTGGCTCAGGCTCTGGGGCTGCGAGGATCTCAACGCCAATGCCCATCTGCCTGATGAACCGGTAGCTGTTCTCGCTGTCACGGTACACACGTGGCTTGGCATCGGGCTGCACCACGATCCGTGAGAGGCCGCTGTTGGCGATCAGCTTGGTGCACTCAGTGCAGACGTGACCAGTGACGTAGAGGACGCCGCCCTGCCAGGCTGATCGGTCGGCGGCCATGAAGGCATTCTGCTCGGCGTGCGCTGATGGGCAGGTCTGGACCTCGCCATTCGTCATCCCACGCTCACACCACGCGGTGCACAACTTGTCCATGTGATCGAACCCATGCGGTGGTCCGTTGTACCCGGTGGAAACGATGCGGTTGTCAGGACTGGCGATGACCACACCGACCTGCGCTCGTTCACAGAGGCTGCGCCGTGCGATGACGTGCGCGACCTCCATCCAAGTGTCATCCCAGTGTCGCATACGCCTCCTGAAGCATCGACTGGTACCAGTCGTTGCTCTCGATCTTCTGCGGTGTGCCAGTCAGGATGCGGAACATGCAACTCATGAGGTCAGCCTT